TATAAGGCTTTAACTACATTAAATACTTCTGCTGGAAATGGTGAAACCACAGCAGTAGGCTTTGAAGCTGGAGCAGATGTCTCAACAGGAATAGCAAACACTTTTGTGGGTTCAAGGGCTGGAAATCAAGGCACAAATGACATTACTACAGGCTCTAATAATACCATGATTGGTAAAGAAGCAAGAGGTAGTGCAGATAGTGCATCTAATCAAACTGTTATAGGTGCAAGTGCAATAGGACAAGCAGATAATTCAGTAACACTTGGTAATAGTTCTGTAACTGATGTTTATATGTCAGAAGATAAAGGCGCTAAAGTTCATTGTCTTGGCATTGATATTCAAGAATCTTCTTTAAGCACAGCAGATTCATATAGAGGTTTTTATCATATAGTTACTAAAACTGGTGGAGATAGTAATACTGGTGACGATTATCAAGGCATTTACAATCAAATGAATTGGAATCATTCTGATACATATGGAGTATTAGGTGGAATATACAATTCTTCAACTATGACAACTGGAGCAACTGGTTCTTCTTCTTTTGTTGGATTGCAAAATCAAACTATTCAAACTAATGGAAACTGTAATAATCTACATGGCATTTGGAATAATGTAAACATTGACGATGGAACGATTGATGAGCATGTTAACGGAATATACAATGTAATTGATAAAGATGGTGGAGCTATTGCTGGTAATCTTTCAGGAATACTTACGGATATAAATCTTACTGCAACTGGAAGCATTGATTACGTTTTTGGTCTTCAGACTTATATAGATTGCGATGAATCTCCACAAAGGATTTATGGAAACTATTTAAATATGCAAGGAGCTGGTACTGGTGCAGCGGGAACGGATTATTTTCAAATGTTTTATGATGGTGAAAACAGCGATATAGTTCATCAGATTACTTACCCTGCTGGAGTTGCTACTTTTGATAGTGGTGATTTCTCAGGCGCTCCTGACTATGCAGAGTATTTTGAAAGTAAAGATGGTAAGGCAATAGCGATAGGTTCTACAGTTAAACTTGATGGAGATAAAATTGTAGTTTGTTCTGATGGGGATACTCCAATGGGCGTAGTAAGACCTAAATCTGCACCATCTGTTGTTTCTAATGCAAAAACAACTATATATCATGCAAAATATTTAACTACAGATTATGATGAAATTATTTTAGAAGATTATAAAAAGAAAAAATGGGAAGAAGAGGTGTCTAAAGATGTTTACGAGAAATCTTTAAAAGAAAATATACAAGGAATTACTTGTGTAGAGGTTGATAAAAAATATTACAAAAAATACTCTTTTCATTCTGATAGGATACCATCTGATTTAACAGTCCCTAAAGATGTAATAGAAATAGAATCAAAACAAAAAAGAAAAAAATTAAATCCAGATTATGACCCAACAAAAGAATATATAAATCGTACAGAAAGAGACGAATGGTGTTTGATTGGTTTACTTGGTCAGATACCAATAACTAAAGGGCAACCAGTTGCAAGTAATTGGATAAAAATGAAAGACGTTTCAGATAAAGTTGAAATGTACTTTGTAAAATAATTTAATTAACAAACAAGGAGTCAATAATGGCTAAAAAAGAAAAAGAAAAGCCAGTCTTGAATCTCGATGGTAAAGAATATGTAATCGAGGATATGACTGATTCACAAAAGGAACTAGCAAGAGAAGTTGCTATGTACCAAAATCATGTAAGTGATGTTCAGAATAAACTGAATACGAATGCTTTTATGCGTCAGCAATTAGTTGAGTGTGAAAAGGTATTTGTAGAAAAACATCAGAAAGGTGTAATGGAGCTTAAAAAAGCTTTAGAGCCTGAAGTGGTAGAGGCTGAAGTAAGCTGATGTTAATAAGGAAAAGTTCTCAGGGTCATGATTTACAGTTATATCGCAATACAACTCCTAGTTCTATTCGTACAAAGAAATACCCAGATGGTACAACAGAGACCCTGACTTATCCTTCTAGATATAAATACTTTTTAACATTTAATGGTGAAGTTATACAGAGAAGTGATAGTTGGGATACGATTGAACAGGCTTATGTTGACAAATGTGAAGATGAACACGGTGGGGGTACAGGAAGAATGTTAGTAGGTAAACATGAATTAGTAAATCACATGATACAATCCAAATGAAAAATCCTTTAGCAACATTAGTATCTTGGCAATACAACACAGGTCAATTAGATGGTTGGACTGCTTATCACTTAGCCGCTGGAGCTTTCTTATGTAAGGTATTTCAATGGTTAAGTTGGACAGACTTTTGGTGTGTGATGGGTGTATTTATTATAGGTGTGTTATGGGAAATTGTTGAGTGGCTTATTGAAGGTGATGAAGAAACCTATGGTACAAAAAAAGCATGGGCATATAATACTATGGCTGATATTATTGTTGAAACAGGAATTGCATGGTGGATGGTATTATGAACAAAGTAATAAAAAAATTAAAGAACGGAGATTTTAAAGTTGTACATACGAGTTATAGTATTCCTATTAGTTATGCTAGCAATTCACAGTTGCACAAGCCAAGGGTGGATAGTGGCAAACATACCAATAGGAGAAGAGGAAGAATTTACAAATACAGTGTTTATAGAGATTGTAGGTGCTGATTCAATTACACATTGGTATCATGGTCGTGTGTCTAGTCATTCTAATTGGTGCTACTTACATAATGATTGGGAAAAAGTCGAGGTCAAGTGAATGACAAACCAGATACCGCCAGAAGTTATCGTGCTACTGTGCTTGATGATAACGCCATTGTTAGCATTAACCTTAAGTGGCTTGGTCAAATTGCAGTTCTTATCGGAATGTTGGTCTATGGTTATTGGCAGATTGAAGAAAGGATTAGACGACTTGAAAATAGCGTTACTACTCAAACTGAACAAATTGGGAGCTTACTTGATAAGCATATCGTGGAGGAACGGGTTGAACGAGAAGAGCTGGCAGAAAAAGTAGCCTTCTACGAAAAGGAATTTAACATTAATCCATTAAGCTGGGGAAAGCGTAAGAAAAAATGAGTGAATTACAAGAGGCATTAATCAGGGAAAAAACTCTTGTATTGCTAGCGAGAAACCAAGGTAATCAAAAAAACATTAAAAGAATTATAGAACAATTTTTAAAATGCGTTAAGGGGTAAGAGTGGATTTTTTACAGTTATACGGTGAAGCGGGAATGATAGGCGTTGTAGGTGCAATGTTTGTATATTTAGTCGTGTCACTTAGTAATAAATCAGCACAACAACAAGAAACTCTTGAAAATCTAAAGGTAGAAAACAAGGGCCAGTCAGAGACCTTAGAAAATACAGAGGGTATGATTATCAAACTTATTACGAGATGGAATGCCAGTGATGATAAGCTAGATAGAAAATTTGATGCTCTTACAAAAGAGATTAACGACTTAGATAATCAAGTGTCTGAGATAAAAGGTTCACTTAGTAGAATAAACGGGAAGCACTAATGGATAGTTTAAAGGTAACAGGGTTAAGCACAAGCTTAGGAGTGGTATATTGGACAGATTTACTGTCTGGTGTTCTTATGTGTATAATGTTTTCAGTACAGATTTATTACTTATATTTAAAAACCAAGAAAATAAAGGAAAGTTAAATGAATATGAAAGAAATGCTAGTAAAACTAGCTGAAGAGCAAGCAGATAAGATGCAAGACGAAGCTATGAAGCATTTAGCATCTGATGAGTTTACAAAAAATTTAGCTACAAAAATTAACGATAAGGTAAATATACCTTGGATCAACGAAGAAAAAGAGCAGGAGCTTTTTGAAAAATTAGTTGATGTAATGACAGATATGTTAGAAGGCGTATTTAAAGGTAAGTAATGCCTAAGCAAATATATAAAATTAATGATTGGTCTGGTGGTATAAATAATCGTAAAGACCCTAGGGATTTACCAGACAGGCAATATTCTTTTATTAAGAATATGTCTATTGATGCATTGGGAAAAATAAAAACTGCTGGTGGATTGTACAATCACATTGAAGACTCTGATGGTTCTACTAATTTAACGCAATACATTCCTTCTGTTGGTAATACGGTTTTAGGGGGTTTTGGATTGTTTTATTTTGAATCAGATCATAGTAAAGATGCAGATCAAACAATTACAGAGACTAAAAGCGGCACAACTTTAACTGTTGGTACAAGTGATGGTAATATAGCCTTTGTTCAGGTCGCTACAAATCCAGACGGTAGTACGCAAGCACCGGAGCAAGGAAGTGGTTTATAGATGCCAGTACCTTCAACTTCATACTTAAAGCTAGTAGGTGGTGTAACCTCTACCATAAGTACTATCTTTACCAGTAGTCTAATTAAGGTTGGTGATTTAGTAAAGATCACAGGTACAGAAGAAAATAATGGCATCTTTTTAGTTGCTCAGGTCGTAGATAATCTAAATAGTGGCTCTGGATTAGGTGGTACATTTACGGATAACACAAGGTCTTCCGCATTGCCTACCCCAACGACAACAATTATAATGGATGGTGCGAATACAAATATAACCGCTGGAATGTCTGTAAGCGGAACCCACATAAAAACCGGATCGTATGTTGCTTCAGTAACTCAGACAAGCGACCCTGCTACTTTTGAAATATCAGACCCAACATTATCAAACGTTTCCGGTGGAACAACTTTGACGTTTGGGGATAGGGATGTTTATTA